ATTCTGTTTTAGTTTTAGTTAAGCCAGCCATTATTCATCATGCCCCATCATTATAGCATTAACTGAGGCAGCCGAACTATAAGCTATTATATAATCACTTGCTTCAGCAACTACTGGTGAAAAAGTTAAAGAACTTTTAGCTGCAAGAGGCTCATCATATAAAATATATCTTGCGTCTTGAAAAGTTGCACTAGATGTTCCAAGTCCAAGCCTTACGGTTACTCCACTAGTTGATCTATTGGTAATAGTAACTGAATAAGTGCCTCCACTTGATCCTGCTTGTCCTACATTAGTGGCTGTAGTTGCCGATAAATCTACACCGTCTGCTTTGACTGCCATTATAATTGCCCCATAAAGAATGCTTTACCTGTTGATAAAGAAGCAACTGTAGCCCAAGAGGTTACACCGCTTCCGTCTGTTTTTAAAAATTGCCCTGAGTCACCATCGTTAGGAGGCAATGTTATGACAACATTACCTGAAAAATTAGCGTGTGCAGGAGCCTGTAATCTAATGTAATGTGCATTAGAGGACTCACAAAAGAAATCAAGTTTTGATACTGTACCACTGTTTTTTAGTTCTATTTTACCATTAGAAATAGCTACACCATTTGATGCACCACCTACGGTTACAGAAGTAACAATATCTAATGCGTGTGCAAGTTTAGCACTTGTTACAGCATCGTCTGCAATTTTTGCAGTAGTAACATTAACATCTGCAATTTTAGCGGTAGTTACATTAGAATCTGCTATCTTTGCAGTAGTTACATTAGAATCTGCTATCTTTGCAGTAGTTACATTAGCATCTGTTATCTTATCCGTAGTAACTGCGTTATCCACCATAGAGGCTGTAACAACTGCACTAGATGCTAATTGATCTGCCCCAACTGCATCATCAGCTATAACAGATGTTTTTACTTTTGTTAAAGCCATTTATTAACTCCCTAGTTCTGGCTTAGTATCTGGAAAATCTTCAGTGCTAGGCCAATCTCTTAATTTCTTACGATAAGCAGTATAAGCAGCTAATTGAGAGTGATCTGATATCGACATAATCTTATCGCTTCTCCGTAGCTCTTCATTTCTCCATTCTCTTGCTATATCTTCTTTAGATCGTTTATCAGAAGAATAAGTATAGTATATATTAAGACCACCCTCGACTTTTAAAATCTGATCACCGTCAACTGGGTCTTTATCTGGATTTGTTAAATTTTTTATATTCATATTAATAACTCAATATTTTATAAGCGATATAGAAACTGGTTGCTGTGCAAAGTGAATTACGTCTAACCTCAAAACTTTTATTAAATTGATAGCCATCAGTAGCAGATAAACTTGCGCCATTGTCAGCTTCTTCTGCCCTCCATTCTCCAATTAAAGACATACAATAACTTGAGCCTGTTGAAAAAGTCCCTGTGTTAAATAATTTAACTCCATCAATGAAAACATCTACGTTTGTGCCAGAGTTTCCACTTTGATTACCCATCATAAAGTATAAAACTGTTCCAGTTCCATTTACTTTTAAAATAGAAGCTGTTCCTGAAGCTGAAACGGCTTCTGCGTTAATACCAAAAGCAGTTAGTGCGGTTACCCAATTATCAGTATATCGTTGGGTGAAAGCAGTTCCGCTATAGATTACTGATTTAGGAACTTTTTTATTTATAGCCCCTTCATCTTTTACAGTTAAAGTATCTCCAACTAAAATGGCATCTGCGGCAGTAGCCGTTCCTAAGAAAACGGCATTCGGCTGTTCCGCTTCTGTTAATGATGACTCAGTTTGAACTGTTCCAGTTGAAGTAACAGCATATCTAATTCCAGCCGAAAGTCCTGACTGAGATTCATTTATTGCTCCCTTCGTTGTAACTTTTCCTGTATCTCCATCAGATATAGCTGATTTCGCTAAACCTATATAAGACCCTGTGTATGTATTACTAGTCGCAATTTTATTACTATTGCATTCACTATAAACATCATTATTTGCGTTACCCCAATTATATTGGATAAATGTATCTGACGTAAATACAAAGTTTCCGGGGATTCTGAATCCAGTAGTAGGATTATCGTAGTAGCCAACGTAACTTTGATAACTACCAAACTGTGAACCTGTCCCTGTTGTTTCTTTTGTATTAGGTGCTATATTTCCATTACCAACAGCAAATATTAAATGCGTAGGGGTTGCGACACCGCTACTAGTAGCATAACTTGCTACAAAATTTTTATAGGTTGGGCTATAAGCCATTGCTACTTGAGCATAAACTCCAGCAGGCCATGCTAGAGAGTTACCTTTAGTAAATGCGCTTCCTGTATTTTTAGCTGCATATATTTTTTGGCTATTTATTTCAGACCAAACTATATTTCCTGAAGTATCAGCAGATATAGACCTAAGATTTCCTGCAACACTACCCCCTGCGTTTTGAAGCCAATGAGAATAAGTTACCGTTCCATTAGCCGCTACGTCAAAAGCATAAAGGCTTTGATCGTTAGGATTGGTTGCTTTGGAAGTTACAACAACTATTTGCTGATTAGAAGAATCATAAATCGCATCCATACTAACATTATAACTAGCATAATCTGTTGCTAAAACTGTCGCAGCAAATGCTCCTCCATCGTTAGCATCTGAACTCCATGTAAACGGCCCATGAACCATACAAGAGTCTCTGCCGTAGGGTTGAGTGCCTCCAATAGTAATTAAATACTTAAAGCCTCTGGCTTCAATAAATCTGGTGTTTGTGTAGCTTGATGAATAAAGACCATATTGATTAGATCCACCAAAGTCATGTTTATAACCTGCTGTTTGAGCAGTACCGTTTGTTGTTTTAGCTTTAAACATAACTAAAGTAGAAGAGCCTGTATTGTTTCGTCTGTAACCGCCCATCCAAGATCCTGTCGTAGAATCCCAAACAGCACCTATCGGATATTGACAATAATTATTATCGCTTCCTAGAGGAACATAAAAAGTGCTAGAGCCAGTACCAGCAATACCTGCACCAGTGGTAGTGTTTACAGTAAACAGTTTACTTCGGGCTTGATAATTATATGCACTTCCTCTATTCCCTAATACAATTCCTCTACCTGCCGCCCTATCTACATAAGTGATAGGGTTGTAAAACGTGTAGCTTTGCGAGTTATTTTGGGCTGAAGTTAATGTTGCATTATCTGCGACATTAGCAACAACATTTCCAGTTGGGACTGCAATTTTCCCATCACCTGCCTGAATACAAGGAGCGCCATTCGTAATAGCTCCATCTGCTACTGCTGAAATTTCTGTTACGGCTCCACCGCCTGTGCTTCCACCTAAAACTGGCATATTAATCTCCTATATTTCAAACCAGCCAATCGTACCATCGACATAAACAAGCTGAGAAGAAGCACCTTGAGCAAGTGTTCCGTCTTCTGCTGCTGAATTAATTTTTTGACTTCCGTTTCTTCCTACTGTTACAGTCCCGGCTCCTGCATTACATATAATTACTGTGTTTCCTTCTGATCCTGCTGGTAGTGTAACTGTAAACGCAGAAGCACTATTAATAATTAATTGATCTTTGTGTGATGCTGTATAAGGATGATCGCTTGAAGTTTTAACTGCCCAAGCAGTATAAGCCCCTGCTTCAGCCCAAGTCAACCCCCCTGAGTTACCTGATTGGGCTGATAGAAAATAACCATTTGTAGGACTATTTGATACTTTAAGGTTATCCTCATCAACAACATTACTAGCAATTACTGTGGCTCCGTCTGCTGTTGAGGTAACTTCTCCAGAATGATTTGGGTGTACATAAGCGTTAGCACCATCGGCTACATTAATCATTGTCCGTAGTGCCGAAGGTGATATTTCTTCAATTACCCCTGCACCTGAACTATCTCGCCCTAAAACTCTATCAGTTGCACTGACATTTTGAATTTTTGCATAGGTTACATTATCATCAACAATAGAAGCAGTAACTACAGCACTAGAAGCTAACTTAGCAGCCGTTACTGCATCATCGGCTATTTTAACTGTAGTTACAGCACTGTCTGCTATTTTAGCTGTACTAATTGCACTATTAGAAACAGTACCAACAATACTGTTTGTAGCAGTCATACTCATAACTTCTATAGACGCTCCAGTAGGAGGAGCCGTACTAAAAGTTAAAGTTGTTCCTGAAGTACCATAAGTATTTTTTTGTTGATATACACCGTCAATGTATACAAATGTATTTTGTTCTACACTTGGGTCTATACTTAATGTAAATGCTGTAGTGCTATTATCACCTGTAAAATTATTTGTAGTAAGGTTAGCTCCACCGCCACCTATTTCACCCCACCCAGAAGCTCCATAGCCTTCAAATTGACCTTCAGTAGTGTTATATCTAAAGTTACCTACACTAGGACTGCTAGGTCTTTCAGCCGTTGTCCCATCAGGAATTTGCAAACTAGTTGTAATATCCATGTTTGCAAACGTAGCTAGTCCACTACCTCCTGCACCTGTTTGAGCATCTACATAAGCTTTAACAGCTTTGGCTGACGGTACAGTATCATCATTGCTTGAAACACCATCACTAATATTTGTTTCTAATGCACTAGACTTTAAATTATCTACTTCAATATTAGATAGAGTATTGTTATCAGCATCTATTGTTTTATTTGTTAAAGTCTGAGAAGTTGTTAAGCCAGCTACACCAGTTAGTGTATTATTGGCAATATTAATTGTTTTATTAGTTAAAGTTTGAGAACCTGTTAAAGTTGCCACAGTGCTATCTATAGCAACTGTTAAGGTATTACCCGACCCTGAAGTGTCTATACCTGTGCCACCAGCAATATCAAGAGTTTCAGAATCTAAGTCAATACTTAGCGCACCTCCAGAGTCTCCTTGAAAATCTAAATCCTGCGCTGTTACTTGAGAATCTACATAAGCCTTAATAGATTGTTGAGTTGCTAGGGCAGTTGCACTATCAGAAGACATATTATCTTCATCATTAATAACTGTAACTGTAGCACCTGATGTTAAAGTAAGACTATCTATATTAGCCGTACCATCTATAAACAAATCTTTGAACTGTACTGAAGAGGTTCCTAAGTCAATATCATTATTTGTTACAGGAGTAATAACTCCATCTTGGAATCTAACTTGCTCTACAGCAGCAGAAGAAACTTCTACAAATACTCCTACTCTATTATTGCTAGTATCAATAGCGACTTTATTAAGAAAATCTAAATCGCCTATAACAGGAACTGCACCTCCTTGTGCGGCTGTTCCGTCATGTCTATGCCCAGAACTTCCATCTGAAGTGCTATAAGCAAAAACATTTAAAATCTGATTATATTCATTATTAAACAAAGATGCAGTTATTGTATCTCCGTCTGAAAATGTACTTTGTCTGGTATAACCGACAGCCATTCTCTATCTCCTTCCTGTAGGACTGTAATCTATATACAATCCATTGACTGTAAATGGTGACTTTCTGTCATCACTTGTTATAATGAAACTTGTAGTGTTTCCACTTCCTTGAACTGCTTGCCTTACTAAAGGATCTGGGGTTGCTCCAAAAACATTACTGTTAAATATTGCCGAAGCAAAAATACTTGGAGGTGGTATTGAATCTAATATATAATCTAATGGTTGAGATACTGTAGAACTTTCATAATCATATCTAACTCTTAAAGTAGGAGATATTGTTCCTTCAGGACTAATTGAAAGTTTTACATATCTAAGTGTTTTATTAGTTCCAAAATCTCCAAAATCTAAATTAGGTGTTTTATAAACAGCCCTAATATTTCCAATCGTTCCACCGGGGAAAAAAGATGTTACATTTGCTACATCGTGATTATAAACATATCCACTACCATCTCCATGATATGTTTGTTCAACTCCATCTTTATCAAAATCAGAAGTAATAGCTGTTGCTTTTATTCCTTCTGTTTCGCTATATTGAAAACCTTCTCTAGTTAAAGTTGCTATGATTCCTTTAGCAGTAGCGTCTGCTGTACCATCTGTATTATAGAATAAACGATATTGAGATTTATTTCTAAGAATAGCAGTACATAAAGTAAAATTATTTATATTGGGTGCTATTCCTTTAACTATAGACTCAATAGGACTACTAATTACACCTAATTCTGTATCTCCAATTCTTGCTGTACCTGCTACTGTTCTTAATCCATCAGGACTTAAAAATACAAGATCTCCACCAATTTCTTGTATTGTATGTCTATCCATACATCCAACATTTTCTGTTATGGGAACAACAGCAATATTAGTCGAATCATTAATATTTATTAATTTAAAAATACTGTTTTGACAAAATATAATTAAATCACTACGAAAACTTGATAGCCCTACAACTTTATCTGTTAGGGTAATGTTTCCTGATCCTGTGCTAGTAAAATCAGTGGGATCATTTGTACCGCTATAATAAATTGTATTATCGGCAGTATCGGCTCCTGATACAACAAAATGCCCATCGTGTATTACTCCAACTGAAGGAGCTTTTGTACTTGAAACTGTTACCTCTCCAGCAAAAAATGTCCTGCTATTAAGGTTTGCTCCAGTGCCTTCCATTCTAAAAAAGAATGGTTTATTAGCTCCATCACATATTAAAACTAGTCCATAATCAAAGGTACTTTCAAAAACTGTAAAAGTTACTTGGCCTTGATTAGTTCTTGCTAGTGTCGATCTTCCTGTAAAAGCCGTATGGTTGTCGCCACTTCCTGCAACACTTGCCCTGTTTATTTGAAGCCAGCTATTTCCATCCTGACTAAAATAAATATTAGTTCCAGAACAAGCTATTACACCGTCTGCATAGACTTGTAATCCTAATATTTTATTGCTACCATTAGGTCTTGCAGATCCAAACAAATTATAGCCACTAATTCTTCTGTAGCCTCCGTCTGTATCTACTTCAAAGTTAATAAGCTTTGTAGCTACGCCCGGCTGTTTTAAAGCTTCAATTTCATTTAAACTTGTATGCAATCCACCAGTACATGCTAATCCATAAGGTTGTGACATTACACAAACCTCATTCTGTCATCTTTTATTATAGCAGGTTGCGGAGTCATAAGATTATCTTTCATTAATCTTAATCCTCTTTTATAATCTTCTAAAGCAAAAGCAGAAAACTGTGGACTTTCTTTAAACTGGTAAATATAATATCTAGCTCTATTTAATAATACAGTTTTATAAGTATTAGGAAAAACTAGTTCATCTCCGAAAGCCGATAGTTCAGTTGGTAATACATAAGCATAAAAGAAAACTTTATATACTTTGTCTGGTATAGGGCTTAATCCAAACTTCCTATTATCAGGACTACGAATTACTCTAGTCGGCACACCACCTGTCTGATCTTCTGCATCATCTAAATTTTCAGAAATACGAAAATAATCTCTGTATTCTTCTAATGTTGTAAATCTAAGATTTCTAGCAGTAAAGGGTGCAGTCTCACCTGCTACCCCTACAGTAGTTAAATAAAAATTATCCCAATCTACAAAACCATAATCAGTAGTTATGGAGGCACTAGATGGTTTTAATAGATACCATCTAGTTCCAGCTACAGTTTCAACTGCTACATTTCCATGTAAAGGATCAGTAGTACCACTAAGATTTTTAGCTAAGAAAGGCCATTGAGGTTCTTCATTTACAATATCAAGATAAGCTCTATTAACAGAATCTTTAACATGAGCTTGTATGCCTGTAGCTGTAGCGAAACTTCCTGAAGCTAGTTCAACTTCATTCATTTCTCTTAGTAGTTCATTTGTTAAGTTTAAAAAGGTTGTCATTATTTTTTAGTCATTAAACTCATGTTATAGCCAGCCATCTTATTACAAGAAGCTTCTAATTGAGCTACACCACCTGACATTTTACCGCCATGACCTTTTTTAACTCTACCACCATGCATCATTTTACCTTTACCATCAGCAGCATAAAAAGGAACTTGATCACCTTTTTCATTTGTTACCATTTTAAGTTTGCCACCACCCATCATTTTTTTCTTTTTGCCATGATACATTCTAATCTTGCTCCATAGAAAATGTTTTACTTTTTTGTCGAGCTATATCTAACTCTGTTTGATGACCAAAAATCCTATCATAATTAGCATCATACTTTGATTTATTCGCAGGTTTATAAAAAGATCCTGTCATTCCAAGAACTTTGCCTCTACGTTTACCTTTAATCATCATAGG